CGAATCTTACCGTCGGATGCGATCTCTAAACTGCCGGCTGAATTAGTGCTTGCAGGGGTCCAGACTGTGGGTGCTTCTTGGGAACTCCACTGTACTTTTCGCGCTGTGCTACTTGATCCGAAGCACATAACGAATCGCTCATCGGTCACCAAAACGCCTTGATTGCCAGTGGGCGCATTGGTCAACACAGACGCAATCACACTGGTGTCATTCTCCCAGTAGTAAACTTTGCCGTCTGACGTTGGGCAAGCGACTATGTTTGCGCCGAAATTATCTATCGTCCACGTCGTGCAAGGGTCATAAGTCTGATTATCCGGCCGTGGGGTACCGTAAGTGTGTTCACCGTAGAATTGAGAGCCGTAGGATACTTGTGCTGCCGCATCTATTGAGCCAGTAGCGATCCCTGATGGCGTTATATCGCTGCGCGCTTCACCCTCGTCATACACGTATAAGTTTGAGGTCGTACCAACCAGAACGCGCCGTGCGTTGGCGTTGTTGTAATAAGCATGCATCCCACGCGCCACGTCGCTGAACTGCGTGGAAGACATGGTTTGCCACCCACCGATAGGTCGGAGCGTGTTTTCGAACCATCGCACGAGGTTAGCGTCATACCATCGACCTGCGGCCTGATAGATCGTGCCGTTCTTGTAAAGCCCTGGCGGGATTTCTAGTTTAATAAGCATTCTATACGCCCAGGTAACTGATTAGGGCAATGACGCCCAACCAAACTAATCGCTCCATCATGGCAACACGCAGTTCCTTGTCGAACTTGGCCTCGATGTTGTCTAACTTGCGGTCCACGCTTTCAAAATTCTTAAACAGCGTGATCACTTGTTCCTCTAGCCGGGTAACCCTAGTTTCTACGTCATCCATGTACTTACTGCCATCAACAAAATAATGAACGCCATTACCATCGCAGGCGTGGCCAAGACCATACCGAACCACCACCATCGAGGACGCTTCATGAATAGCTGCCAATAAAAATAACTGCGTAGATGATTGTGCCGATTGCCGCAATCGCACATAGACCGATGAAGGTGCCGTCGATAAACATTTTGCGCCTGGCTGCTTTCGCTCTAGCTTTCGCAAGCCTGCGCTCTCGTATTCTTTTACGGTCACGCTGAAAATCGCGATAATGCTGTTCCGATAGATTCCAGACAATAAGTGTCCGAAGCGTATCCTCCATGGCCTGCATTTCAGCGCGCGCATTTAGGTTAAACAACGCTTCCGCTTCTGGACTGTTACGAGAGAAGTAATCTCCGTTTTCAGTCCGTACCTCTGCTTCCCGTATTGAGTCAGCGCAGTTATAGAACTGTTGTATCTTGCCCAGGCACTGCTGAAAGTCCCCGTTCGCCTCCGCCACAGCATTGCAAAACTGTACTGCCTTTCGCGCACCCGCGATCAGCATGCCGATTTCCGCGACTGCCATTAGTACACTCGAATATTGTCATCAGGATTGATCACTACCGGCTTGCAATAAGACCGGATAGGAGAAGACGTTGAAGGGGAACGGTTTTGGGAATTCAAACGCCGCGAGAAATACAGGCAGCGGTCTAGATCATAAAAATGCAGCGATTGATTGTTTTCTATTTCTTCGCCACCAATGACGAGTACAAGAATGAAAACATGAATCATTCACGGTGCAGTGGGCCAGGTTATTTCGTAGGGAAATCCAGATTGCCCAGGCACGTCGCGTAAGGCCTGCCGATAGGTGGTCCACTCAGAGGACAAGGTCAGATCACTAGCCGCACGCCAATCTGTTTTTGCCAAACGCTCATCACGATCTGCTCGAACAGCCTCCGCAGCATTAGCGTCCAATTCTGCTTGATACGCCGTTTCCTGCTCTGCTTTCGTTGCCTCTTCGGTGTCGGCAAACATGTCGCGTTCTACCCACTTCTCAACCCAAACACTGTTTGAATCTTGCTCAACACCATCCCGGACAACTACTTTATAGCTGCCAGATGGTTCTGGTTTCGGAGTGCTAAAAATCTGATCAACACCCAAAGCGTCATGAACGCTTTCGTTCCAGATTTTTGGCAGGGACATATTTGCATTGAGTTTGCGGAGTTCACCTTGTGATTTCAGTTCTCCGCTTGAACGTACTCGATATTCCATGATTGCTCCTATGCAACGGCGAGAAAGACGTAATCATGCCCCGCCGCATAATCGTTAATTTGCGACAGACCACGTTTAATTATCATGGTTGTTGCAGTTGTTTCAATTGTGTATTGGGAACCAATGGTCTGCTCTACCGAATTAGAATTCCAAAATAGATACTTGCCCGAATTCAAACCGCGATCACTATCGAAATAAACCCACTCGGTGCTAGTCGTGCTAGTACATTTAATAAGGACAAAACGAGGTGTGAATCCTGTATTTATAGTTATGTCATTCGCGCCATCTGAGGAATAACTACCGACCTTTGACACGCCATCAACATCGCCCCAAAGGTAAGCGACATACTGCATATTGTTGCCGTTTACATCCTCGTTAGTCCCTACAGAAAAAACGCTTGAGGTAGGAGTTGTGCTGTTGAAGCGTGTGCCGTCATCCGTAGCAGCAGCATTTTGACCTGTACCTGCCCCACCGGCACCGAGAAGGTATTTCGTATTCCCTAAAGACGCAAAATATCCAATCCAGTTTCTGGAACCATTGTGTCTCTTAATGAACATGAATTTTGGCGCTTGCGCCAAGTTGTGGTTGATGGTGCGATTCGATCCGTTGCCAGTGTAGAGAACCGTGTCGAAGAAGTTGGGCGCTCTCTTCCACTGATAAGTAATGTGAGTCCTGCCACCCGCTGCGGAGGTGTAGTAGTAGATTGCACCGTTATACTCAGCGTCAACGCCCTCTTGATAATCGAAACCGGAGTTCGTCGCGCCATCACCGGCAGGAGAGCCTGAAGTTAGGTTTGTCAAAAGAGACTCACCCTTTCCTCTAATTCTGTCGAAAACATGAATGCCGTAAGAGGAATTGTTACGGGATTTGTGCATAAACGTATCAACTGGGAAACCACTACCTCCGTTCGAGCCGCCGTTAATCATGACCCTGTTGGACGCTGTAATTCCACCCGCAGTTAAGCCAGTATCTGAATAGCCGTAAACGCTGAATACATCAGTACCCGCTTCGGGGGTCTTCATTGGTCTGCGGATTGCTATGTAGATGTAGCCTTCACCAGATTCGCTTACGTTGCTAGAAGTGCTTGCGGGTATAGAAAATCCTGTAGCTGTGATATTTACGACATTACCAAAATTTGTGGTTTCTGCCGCACTATCGTTAGCCTCTAAAAAATGAGTAGTGCCGCCTACGGGCCACGGACGCATATTGTCAAACATAACCCAATCGCAAGCCCGATCTAGTCCTTTTATCATTAACCACTGCGGCTCAAAACCAAGATTAATATCCACGGCGCTTGATGATCCCGTATAGCCACCACACTTAATAATAGACTCATCACTATTATCACCGAATGATTGGTTATCGTGGGCGAATAGATAGGCTACATAAGTATATCCGCTGACATTAATGTTGGTTCGTACACCAAAATGAGTTGCAGAAGGCGTTGTAAAATTACCGCCTCCTGTATCTTGAGCGGCGGTAGAGTTTAGCTGCAAAAAATATGGATTACCTGAGTTGTCATTTAAACTTCTGTGATACACCTGCCAACTATCCGAATGACTGTAAACTTTTACTATTATCATCCCCGGCGCAGAACCAAGATTGTGCGCTATGTTCCTTGTGGAACTTCCGTCACCCGTATAAGTAACTACATCAAAGAAACCTGCTTGTTTGCGGAATGACCACGCTACTGTATCTGCCCCACTTTGGTTTTCTGAGCCACCCCAATCATCACCTGTGTTAAAACCTGTGCTAGATGGTGTCCAAGGGTTAGTCGCATTAAGGTATTGAGGTTCGGCTGTATTTGCATAAAGTAATTGGCCGTTACCACGCGCAGTATCATAAATATTGTGAGCATTTGTAGTAGTCCGCGACTTAAACCAAACCATCCCCCCTTCACCGGAAAGGTCTATACCGTTAGTTATAGTTTGGCCCGTGCCCCCGTCGCCTTTATACAAATTCGTTGCGAACACATCATCGACATATACCGATTCACCTGCACCGCCGGACGCTGCTTGTAGTAATTTATTGGCGCTCATAATTAGCCCATCGCTTGACCGGCAGTGAAGCCGTAGTAAGTAGTACCGCCGTCATAGGTGACGAATACGAACACATCAACACCACCTGACGTTGCAGTCAAAGTCGGCGCAGTAGCAGCTGCCCAATCAACACTTGCAGGCCAAGTAATAGTCCTGGCACTAGAGTCTTGAATAACCTTCAAGGAAAACGCACTGACCTTGCCTGATGCGGCAGGGTTAGAGAACGTATAGGTCACGTTTTCGGAAAGCGTATGAGTGAAGTTGTCACCATCCCTGAGATTTATAGTCGCCGCATTAGAACTAGAAGTTATAGCGGTAGACTCTTCAATCTTGCCGTTATCAAAAGTGACCACGCCGTTAGCGTCGGCAGTGACAGTCTTAGAGGCTTCAGTAGTGCCCAGGGTAGTAATGTCATTGTAATTTAACTCTGCCGCAGAGGCCGTGATACCGAGATCACTAAGTGTCGTTGCTGCGACTGTCCCGAACGATAGCTTGCCGGCGCCGTCTGTTTTAAGAAACTGACCGGATGAACCATCCGCATCAGGCAGTTCTAAAACGTAAGTCGCAGCAGCAGAGTGTGGCGGTCCCTTAATTGTGACGCCGTGGCTGTTTGATTCGCAGTTAAAGCGGATCGCGCCGGCGTTGGTGTTACCGTACAACTCAATAAACCCGGTGCCGTTAGGAAACAACTGGATGTTTCCGTTAGTGTTTGTGCTCGTAATCTGCTGACCGTTAATCGTGATGTTATCTACTGCAACGGATGTGAATGCGCCAGTGTTAGGAGTAGTCGCGCCGATAGGCGCGTTGTCAATTGTTCCAGAGTTGATATCGATCCCAGTGATAACCTTTGAATTTGTACCGCCCAACAGATCATCTAAATCCTGGATTGTCTGGTTGATATAACCGCCCCAGACTGACGAGTCGCCTCCAACGGTTGGTTTCTGAAAACTATAATTTGTTGTATTAGTAGCCATTTTAAATACCTATATCAGTCCAAGTTGTGCTTGGAGGGGTTACATTTGACCAAGTGTTAGTGACCGGGGTGACATCAGACCAAGAAGTCGAAACAGCAGGAATATCGTTATATTTCAAGTCACCGGCACAACTTGCAGTTGCAGTACACGAAATAGATTCAAGATTTATCAGCGGCGTATATGCGCCCAGGCATGCGGCTGTTGCATTCGCAGTTACACTCGCTGCCCCGGCTAATCTGGGTTGCGAGACAAGTTGGGTTGAGGCTGTGGCAGTTACGCTTGCCTGCGCGTCTTTAACGCCCCTGACATTATCGATTTGGGACGTTGCGGTTGCTGTGACCGACGCGGCTGCATCGATGACAATTTCTGCTGCACCTGTGGCTGTAGCGGTAGCCGTAACATTTGCAGCGCCACTAATGGCAAAACCGGCTTCACAGGTCGCAGATGCTGTGGCAGTTACGCTTGCCGCAGC